TAGCATTCCTAACTCTGATCATTTTGAAAAATGTTATTTTATATTAAAAGAAATATTAGATTTTAATAATATAAATTTTGATGTTGTTTATAGAATGAATCTTAATTTAGTTTTACATAACGCTTTAAAAGAAAGCGTACCGCATACTGACTTAAACCTACCGCACAAAGTTGTTATTGTTTATTTGAATAGTTTTCAAAATGGAAAAACGATAGTTTTTGATAAAAACAATAAAAAATTTTTCTCAAACCCCAAAGAAGATGGTGCAATTATTTTTGATGGTAAATTTAATCATTCTGTTGAACCACCTGCTCTTAATGAAAAAAGATTAATAATGGTTGCAAATATTCAATAGAAAAAAAATGAGTTTTAAAAAAGATAAATACCAAGTAATTAAAGGAGCTATATCAGCAGAGTTAGCAGATTTTTGTTATCAATATTTTTTAAACAAACGAGCAGTAGCAAGGCATTTGTTTGATGAAAAATATATATCAGGGTTTACTGAATACTTTGGGGTATGGAACGACCCACAAATACCTGAAACTTATTCGCATTATAGCGACATAGTTATGGAAACTTTATTGCAAAAAGTTAAGCCTGTAATGGAAAAAGAATCAGGACTTAAACTTACAGAAACTTATTCATATGCAAGAATCTATAAAAAAGGTGATGTTTTAAAAAGACATAAAGACAGATACTCTTGCGAAATATCTACCACAATGCACTTAGGCGGTGATGAGTGGCCCATATATTTAGAGCCATCTGGAAAAGAAGGCCAGGATGGTGTTGAGGTAAATTTAAAGCCAGGCGATATGTTGATGTATAGAGGCTGTGATCTTGAACATTGGCGCTCTGCTTTTAAAGGCCAGGACTGTGGACAAGTGTTTTTACACTATAATGATGCTAGTGGCAAAGATGCAGAAAAAAACAAATTTGATGGTAGGTCTATGATTGGATTACCAAGTTATTTTAAAAAATGATAGACTTGCTTATATTAGCAGCAACAATATTTGCAGTAGCAAGTCTTGGTGTTTTATTCATGGGAGATAGTGACGATCACCCTTTATAGGAGAAGAAAATGGAAATGATTTTCAATCTAGTAAGTTGGATTACAATTATTGTCACAGTTGCAAGTTTAATTGCGGCCAGCACACCCACCCCAAAAGATGATGTTTGGATCGGCAAATTATACAAGCTGATTGACTGGGCAGCTCTAAACATTGGCAAGGCCAAGGAGAAGTAATATGAGTTTATGGACTAGGGTAGTGGATTTTTTCACCGGAACAGAAGAGAAAAAAGTAAGAGCTAGAACCAAAAAAGGTCAATATGTGGCAGATGATAAATCAACGCCAGATGTGGATGAGGCTTACACAACAATTAGAGTGGCAAAAAAACCCGGCAGGCCCAAGAAAAAATAATGGCCACTGTCAAGGATGCGTTAAACGCAATAGAATCACACGAACGCGAGTGTAGAGCCTTATACAAAAACATCGATAAACGCCTGGAGGATGGATCTAAAAGATTTGATAAATTAGAAAACATGATCTGGGCCGTTTATCCTTTTATAGTTGGGGCCATAGTATTGGCTAAGTTTATATGAATGATAACAGCGGCAGATTCGGCGGTGACATGGACAGAAACGAGGTCGAAATGGATCTCAACAAATTTATGGCCATGATTCAAGAAATTTCAGATCTTAAAGATAAAATTAGAGATCTTGAGGCCGATGACAAAATTAACCCACACCAAAAATGGATCCACTTAGCAAAAGCAGTTGACTCCTGGCGCATTTTTCCCAGAGCCTTTCTTACGGTTTATATAGTGCTGCTTTACAAATGCACAATTTGGTTCATGGAACTGCCAGAACCATCGTTTGAGCAATCTGGACTTATTTCTATAGTGGTTGGGGCCGGAGCTGCATGGTTCGGACTTTATGCTGGCACAACAGGTAGCAGCAAACAATTTAAAGGCGAAGATTAATGTATGAATACAGCTGCCAGGTGACTCGCGTGGTGGACGGTGACACAATCGATTGTATACTGGATTTAGGCTTTTCAATACTCCATAAATGTCGAGTTAGACTTTACGGCATAGATACTCCAGAGAGTAGAACCAGAGACAAAGACGAAAAAGTAAGAGGCAAATTGGCTGCAAAATTTTTAGAAGATTCAATTAATTCTGGAAAAAACGTAGTTTTACGCTCAAAACTTAAAGATTCTAAGGGAAAATATGGTAGAGTTTTGGGTGAGGTAGTGGTAGACGGCATCAATATAAATGTTGTTATGATTGGAAAATATTTAGCTGTTGCATATCATGGACAAAGTAAAAGTGATATAGAGGCTGAACATTTAAAAAATAAAGAAAAACTAATTGAGTTTGGAGTTTACACACCCAATGAACAAGGAGCAGGATCAAAAAAAACATGACCAAATAATTACTTGGGCCTCTGTAATGTTTATCGTTACAGCAATTATTGGTTTCTCTATAAATGTAAACGCCCAGTCATCGCAACAGTCTGGTACAGCTTGCGTCAACGGATCTCAGTATTGCGAAAACAATAGTTTAGATACAACAAACAATACTACGACAACGAACACAAACACCAACACAAATACCAACACGAACGCTAACACAAATGTGAATACTAGCACCGCTACAAATACAAATACAAATACTAATGCTAATACGAATGTAAATACTAGTACTGCCACAAACACAAATACAAATACCAACACCAATGCAAACACAAATGTAAACACCAACACAAGTACAGGTATTAATACAAACACCAACACTAATACTAATGTAAACACCAGCACGAACAACAATACTAATGTTAATACTAATTCAAATACCAACACCAATAACAACACAAACAACAGTACAAGCAGTAGTGTAAACACAAATAATAATGTTTCTTCGGGTGGTACTAATAATACAAACACCAACACGAACAACAACACCAATACTTCAAACAATACGAACAACAACACTAATACAAATGTTAATACATCAACTTCAACAGTTGATTCAAATGTAAATCAAAATGTAACCAATAATTCTACATCTAACAATACTAATACAAACAACAGCACCAGTAATAATAACAACACCAATAACAATACAAGCAATAATACAAACAATAATACTAATACGAACAACTCAACATCGGATTCTAATGTTACAACCGATAACAAAAATACTAATGTAAATGAAAATAATTCTAAATCAGATAACACGAATAGAAACATCAACGAATCAAATTCAACTCAGACGATCAACCAAAATATTAAATCAGAGGCACCGCCTGCATCGGCCATTGCGCCAAGCATAATGAGTTATTCCCAGGATCTCTGTACCGTAGGCCGGTCGGCTGCATTTCAAGGCCAAATTTTTGGTTTTTCTGGCGGTAAAACTGTTACAGACGAAAATTGTGAAAGATTAAAGCTATCCAAGTATTTGTATGACATGGGCATGAAAGTAGCATCCGTTGCTTTGTTATGCCAGGACAAAAGAGTGTTCAAGGCCATGGAAATGGCAGGAACTCCTTGTCCATACGAAGGCAAAATTGGCAAAGAGGCAAAAGCAGAATGGGCCAGCAATCAATCCAAAAGACCAGATGTAAAAGATGCAGAAAAAGAATTTATTAGACAATGCACTTATGAATCAAATCCAAATAGAGCAAAAATAAACAAAGATGTCGTAGGCTTGGTTAAAAAGACTTACACAAGAAAAACCAAAACCAATAAACAATGCAAAAAAGAATTCTATGCTACGCAATAGCGTGCCTGTTTAGTTTAGACGCTTTAGGCCAGTATATTTACGAAGGTTCACAAGACCTTTATCAACTGCAAAAAAATGCTGATAATTTTGAAGGCGAACTAGCCTATGAGGTCGGTGACGATCAGCTTTCAACAACAATAAACATACCGTTTAATTTCACTTTTTACGGACAAACTTTTAATAGCGCCCGCATGGCCACCAATGGCTGCGTTCATTTTGGCCTTGGTACTGGCAACATAAATTACAATAACTATTGTGGTGACTACACACCAGATGAATTAAGCACAAAGGCCTATACATACTCGTTGCTGCCTTTCTGGACAGATCTAATAAGAGATAACGACTCCAGGATGAAGTCATACGGCGACAGCTCTAAAATGATCTTTGGTTGGTATGACATGAGAGAATTTAACAGAGATTCTGATAATAGTTTTGAGGTTATTTTGTGGCCCAACAACACCTTTGAATATAGATACGATGAATTAGACATTATAAACCATGATGTAATTATTGGTGAAATCGGCAGTGGATCCTCACAAATATACCAATACTTGTTTCACGATGAATGTAACGTTGGCACGACAAATTCTAGCAGTTGTGTAAACACAGATTGGAACAACACCTCGGCAAATACATTACTTGAGGGTGGTGGATCTTTGTATGGAGTTGGCACGGGCAACGCTTTGGACTGTAGCAGCGCTCTTAATGATGTAAATTGTACAGGCTACGCTGCTGCTTATCTTACACAGCAATGTGATATAGATTCATTATACAGCGATGAATGTACAGGTTACGCTTCTGCTTATCTAACACAGCAATGTAATATAACGCAGTTGTATGATACAACTTGTCCTAATTATTGGGATGCTTACGATGACCAACAGTGCGAAGATGATGCACAATACTCTCCATCTTGTCCTGGATATCAACAGAATGAATCAGTAGCTTACTATGTAGAAGAAGATAATTATGGATATACCGAAGAAGACTTATGGTATGACGAAGAGTATGACGAATACCTTGATCCTAATGACCCTTGCTACGAAAATAGATGTGAAGGATTTACTGATGCTGATTGGTATGAGCTAGATGTAGAACAATTTGGACAAGAACAAGTAGATGATTGGATGGGATCAGATGTAAGTTTTAGTGATGATGGCATGATAGATTTTGAGACTACACTTATAACGTCTTATGATGATGTAGATGTAATGATGGACTTGTACGATACAGAACAAGAAGAAATACGAGTAGCAGAAGATTTAGCGTGGGAAGAAGAACAGCAAAGGTATGAAGAAGAAATTTTACAAGAAGAACTTTTTTTACTTGAAGAAGAAATATACGCTGTAGAACTACACAGTACGCAAGAAGAACATATAGATTATCTTGAAGAGGTTTTAGTTGTAGATGACTATGCTAACAACCAGACAGAGGTAATAGATATTTTAGATGCAGAAGAGCTTATAGAGCTATATGAGTTTGATACTATCATAAGGGAAGAATTAGAGTTGCAAGAAGAAATATTTGCAATTCGTGAAGAAGTTGAAGAGCTTGAAGAGGAAATAGACGAGCTTGGTGAAGAAGAAGAGTTATTTGAACTTGAAGAAGAAACAGAAGAGCGTCTTGCCAAAACAGAACACGAAAAAGAAAGCGAGCAAAAAAAAGAAAGAAGTTCAGTAAGGATTAATGCTCTTGATATTGTTGCAGGAACTTTGCGTTCTGCTAAAGAAAGCGTTACTGATTCAAGGGGAGAGACTTCAACAACTGTTGCCTCAGTCTCAAATAGTACTGCTGTAGCAACCTCTTCTAATAATAGTTTTACTTTTGAAGACATAAGCTCTACTTCTGTTTCAGACAGCGTTGACTCATTTAATACAGGTTCATCTGTTTCTTTTAATAGAGTTGTAAACTATGGTTCAACAACTTCATCATCTACATCTAACATAAGTGGTTCTAGTTTTGCATCCTCAACTTCATCAAGTGGAGGTGGAATAAGTACCAGTAGTTCTCCTAGTAGGTCAGACCAATTTGCTTTAGCTTCGATGCAAACCAACCAAGTTTTAGATATGAGTTCTATGTCTACTTTAGACACATCATCAAGCAATAGTTTAGATAATACAACAAGCGTAGGCAATACAACAAATGTAGGCGACACTATAAGCGCAGGCGATACAACCAATGTTAATGTTTCTGTTGTTTCTGTTGATACATTTACTAGTACGGTACAAAATCAAATAGATACGTCTATAAATTCTATGAATACATCCTCTGATACAGAAACAGTGGTAGAAGACCTTATAGCTCAAAACTTACAAACACAACAAGAAGAAATAGAACAAGAGCAAGAAGACACTGGCCAATACGGTGACGAAAGCACGCTTGTTGCCTTGATTGGATATGTGCCAGGATTCAACTCATACGAACAAGTTACCATGGTAGACAGTACAGATTGGTATATTAGTGCAAATATTTATACTTCTGCTACACTAGATGACAATACCGAGGCTTTTTTTGGCTTGGTCAACGAAAATTTAAAAGGTTTGGGCCAGATGATTGAGGACCAACCTAACCTTTGGAGGTAAAAATGGATTGGTTTCAAAGCAAAACTACACAAATAATTGCTCTGGTTGGAATCGTGGGTACGCTGGCCGGATTCGGCTACACGGGAGCTGAGTACGTTAACAGGTTAGAAAACCTCGAATCTAAGATAGGCGGTATCAGCGAGGCAGAGGATAACGTGCAAATCATTGAAGAGCGATTTGCGTCTATAGAAACATCTGTACAATTTTTAGAAAAAGAAATTGACAATATTAAGGTCCCGGATGTTACAGAAATTAAAACAGATATAGCCACAATTATAGCTGACCTACAAAGTCTCAATAACAACCTTGAGAAATTAGAAACTAAGCTAGAAAAGAAAGACGATAATCCACTAAACGGATAATGCAACAAATATTTGTTGGCATCATTCTAGTTCTTGGTTTTTCTACCTACTACTTTTACAGCCAAAACCAAATACTTCAAACTAATAATGCAGTTTTGGAAGGCGCAGTAGCAACGCAAGAAGAGGCAATAAAATCAATACAAGCAGACTTTGAATTGCAGACACAACAGCTGCAAGATCTAAGTGTTAAAAGTCAAGCCGCACAAAGAGAATTGAGCAGATACACGCAGTTTATACAAAACTATGAATTAGCGTCTAAAATATTGGCTGACCCAGTAGAAATGGAAAGGAAAATAAATAATGGTACAAAACATATCATGGAAAACATCGAGCAAATCAGTAGCACTATTGATGGTCTTGATAGTGGCTTGCAGTTGCAGCCTACTTCCAACTAAAGAAATTCAAGTTACTGCAAAACCCTTAGAGAAAAAGATTGTGCAGCCGATCATGCCCAGAGAAATAGATCTCAAGGAATTGCAATGGATCGCGGTAACACCAGATAATTGGGAAGAGCAATTAGCAAGAATAGAAAACCAGGAGGGCGAATTAGTTTTCTTAGCTATGACGATTCCAGATTATGAAGTTATGGCCTATAACATGCAAGAGATAAAAAGGTACATAACAGAGCTTAAAGACGTAGTGGTTTACTACAGAAAAGTTACAACAACAGGGGAAAAAGAATGAATATATCAGAAGAAGGCAAAGCCTTAATTAAAAAATTTGAAGGATGTGAGACTGAGGCATATTTGTGCAGCGCGGGAGTGCCTACCATAGCTTTTGGCAGAACAAAAAATGTAAAAATGGGTGATACTTGCACGCAAGAACAAGCAGATGCTTGGCTTGAAGAAGAGCTTGAGGAATACACTGGCTATGTAAACGATGCGGTAACCCAAACACTAGACCAAAACCAACTAGACGCTATGGTTGCCTGGACTTACAATCTTGGGCCAACCAACCTTCGCAGCTCTACGCTCCTTCGTGTTTTAAACGAAGGTAAAATGCAAGAAGTCCCACAACAAATGCGCCGCTGGAATAAGGCTAATGGTAAAGTTTTGCCGGGCCTTGAAAGACGCAGGTTAGCAGAATCAATGTTATTTGAAGGAGATCCAAACTGGCATGAGGTTTAGGTATTTGCCCATGGTAGTTTTTACATTGCTTATTATTTTGTCAGCAGTGTTTATTAATCTATACTAAACCTAGGCATTTCGGTGCTTAGGGTTAGGTAGCTACTATGTCACTACCTGGTTGCCTGGCCCGACTTTATAAAAATGAATGAAGTTTCTCTAAAAGATTTCGATATATTATCCGAGCAAGACAAAGCCGAGGCCGTAGCTTTGTTGCACAGATACGATCAATTAGATAAACAAGATTCTTGTCAAAAAGATTTTATTGGTTTTGTTAAACACATGTGGCCAGAGTTTATAGAAGGCCGCCATCATAAAATTATTGCAGAAAAATTTAATAAAATTGCAGACGGTAAACTTAAAAGATTGATAGTTTGTTTGCCACCCAGGCACTCAAAATCAGAATTTGCATCAACATATTTTCCTGCTTGGATGATGGGCCGCAGAGGCAATCTTAAAATAATCCAGACTACGCATACCGCCGAACTAGCAGTTAGGTTTGGTCGTAAAGTCAGAAACATTATTGACAGCGAAGAATATCAACATATTTTTCCGGATCTACAACTGCAAGCAGATAACAAATCAGCAGGAAGGTGGACAAGTAACCAGGAAGGCGAGTTCTTTGCTGCTGGTGTCGGTGGTGCTATTACAGGTCGTGGTGCGGATCTTTTAGTTATTGACGATCCACACTCAGAACAAGATGCACTGTCGCCGAAATCTTTAGAATCTGCTTATGAATGGTATACCTCTGGTCCTAGACAGCGTTTACAGCCAGGAGGCATTATCGTGATTGTTATGACCAGGTGGTCTACCAAAGACTTGGTGGGCAAAGTCTTAAAAAAACAAGGCGATGAAAATGCTGATAAATGGGAAGTGGTGGAGTTTCCTGCAATTATGCCAGAATCAGATTTACCTTTATGGCCAGAGTTTTGGAAAAAAGAAGAGCTGCTAGGTGTCAAAGCATCTTTGCCAATATCAAAATGGAACTCTCAGTGGATGCAAAATCCTACCGCAGAAGAAGGATCCATTGTAAAAAGAGAGTGGTGGCAAAGATGGGAGCACGAAGATATACCGCCATATTCTTATGTAATACAAAGTTACGATACGGCTTTTTCAAAAAAAGAAACTGCTGATTACTCGGCTATAACCACTTGGGCAATATTTAATGCTGGTGATGAAAGCGCAGATGCAATTATGCTTTTAGATGCCAAAAGAGTTCGAGTTGACTTTCCAGAGCTGAAAAGAATGGCCATGGAGGAGTACAGATATTGGAACCCAGACTGTGTATTGATTGAGGCCAAAGCATCTGGGACACCACTTACGCATGAATTGAGGCGCATGGGCATACCTGTTACAGCTTACAGTCCAAGCAGAGGCCAGGATAAAATAGCCAGAATGAACAGTGTGGCACCTATATTTGAATCTGGAATGGTTTGGGCCCCGGAACATGATTTTGCAGATGACGTAATTGAAGAAATGGCGTCTTTTCCATTTGGAGATTATGATGACTTTTGCGATAGTGCTACAATGGCTTTGATGAGATTTAGACAAGGCGGCTTTGTTTCATTAGATGAAGATTATCAAGACGAGGCCAGGCTTTTAAAATCGAACAGACAGGTTTATTATTGATGAAGATATTTATAACAAAATTTATCTGGGACGGAGATGAATATACGGGCCCAGATATACACGCAAGTAATCATGCTAACGCTGAATTAATAGCAGAGGCACAAGGGTTAATTCTTGAAGGAGAATTACAAAGCATTGTTCAGCTTGAGGATCTTGACGACATTAATCGACCCAGAGTGCTACACTAAAAATTATGGCAATAGAAAAAGCACTCGGAACCGAAAACAATCCAGACATTAGGGTACAAGGATCTTCTGTTGAAGTTATGCCAGAAGAAACCAGGCAAGATCAAATTGCCAATGCAGCACAAATTTTAGTCAATGAAGAAGAAATTTTGTTAGACGATGAAATGTTGGAAGAACCAGCTCCACAGATGGATTTTAACGCTAACCTGGTTGACTTTGTAGACGAATCTATTTTACAGAAAATATCATCTGATCTTTTAAGCTCTATTAAGAGCGACAAACAATCCAGGTCCGAATGGGAAAAAACATACACCGATGGCCTGCAATACCTAGGCATGAAGTTTGATGAGTCTAGGTCACAACCCTTTGAAGGATCCTCTGGAGTAATCCATCCCATTCTTGCAGAGGCAGTTACACAATTCCAGGCCCAGGCTTATAAAGAAATGCTGCCAGCGAAAGGTCCTGTAAAAACAGAAATAATTGGTGCTAGGACAATAGAATCAGAAAACCAAGCTGAAAGAGTCCAGGAGTTTATGAACTATTACATTATGAATGTAATGAGTGAGTATGATCCGGAGCTTGATATGCTTTTGTTTTATTTGCCGTTAGCCGGATCTGCATTTAAGAAAGTCTATTTTGACAGTGTAACGAATAAGGCAGTATCTAAGTTTATACCGCCAGAGGATTTAATTGTGCCTTACGAGGCATCTGA